GGTCGGGGTGGGTCAGGCGGTCGGCTGGCAGGTGCACGTGCAGGGTTCCGGCTCGGGCGGGGCCGGTGCGGTCACCCAGGGGCGGACGATCAGTTGCCCGTACCCGGCGTCGACCGTCAAGGTGTCGCCGCCCCCGTTGGACTTCCAGGCGGTGCTGTGCGCGTCGGCCTGCAGCACGATCGCCATACGGTCACCGGGCGCCCAGTCCTCCGGGACCGTGTAGTGGCGGTTGATGTGCAGGTCCAAGTGGTGCATGTCGGGAGTGCAGTTGGCACCCGAGTAGTGGCCGATGCGGGTCCACGGACCGGTGCTGGCCCCGGCCCCTACGTAGGTGTACCGCCACAGGTGCCAGCCGACGCCGACGACGTACCTCACGCCGTCCGGGTAGCCGGCCGCGTTCGAGACTCTCGCATCCGCGGTGATGTCCAGTTGCTCGCCCGGGGACAGCGGGCCCGTGATCAGCCTGTACAAGGGTTTCGGGGTGGCCGCGGAGAGGTCGATCGGGATCGCCGTGGTCATCAGGGACTCGTTGGACAACGGCGGCAGGGGCGTCAGGTCGGTCATGGTGCTCCTACTGTTCGGTGACGGTGAAGAGGGCGGGGAACGCGGTGGAGGCGGTGAGGTCTACGAGGCCGCTGCCGACGCCGGAGAGGAACACCGTCCATGTGGTGGTACCAGCTCCGGGGGTGTCGGTGCCGACACCGCTGACGGACTCTCCGGTGGTCGCGACGGTGGTGAAGTGGACGGCGCCGCCGACTTGCAGCCCTGCGGTGGTGGTGCCACGGCGGATGATGAGGTCGACACGGTCACCCACGAGGGTGGAGCGCAGCAGCCCGGACACCGTCATCCGGTAGGCGGTGTTGGCCTTCGTCGCCATGGTGACGGCCAGGCCGGTGCTGATTTCCGCCGAGGTCTGCGCGGTGGAGGAGATGAGGGTCGAGGACCCGTAGCCGCGGGTGGCGATTTCCACCCATGTTGACCCGGTGTACACATACAGGCGGTTGACGTCCGTCAGGTAACTGACCATCCCCTCTACGGGGGCGGAGTCGCCGACCAGGTCGGCGGCACGATCAGATGCGGACGTGAACCGCATGACGCTGCGCGGGATGATCCCGGCTGCGAGGTTCCGGGCGGTGGTGGGGAGGTCGGGCGGGTCGGTCTCCTGCGTGATGAGGATTCCCTGCCCGTACGCGTCCGGGTCAGCCACGGGTTGTCTCCTGTTCAGAGAGTAGAGAAGCGGGCGTTGATCGTGACGAAGGTCAGCGCGCCGGCGGGCAAGTTCACGAATCGGATCTGCCCGATCGAGTTGATCGTGAGCTGTCGGATGACGTTGCCGTTCATCACCTGGCCGAACATCTGCGTGGCTTTGGGCCAGTAGGCGCTGGACGGCAGGGTGAAAACGGTCCAGGTGCCGGTGACCGAGGTGGCACCCGTGCCAACGACGCCCTCGACGACGACGTCACCGCAGGCGTACAGGCGATAGCGGGCGCCCTGGTAGCCGGAGCCGAAATTGGACCAGGGGGACGTCAGAGCCGGTTCCGTCCAGCCGTCGCCGCTGGTCGGTGTCAGCCGCCCCTCGGCCACCCAACTGCCGCTGGAGGAGCGGGCCAGCTTGATGCGGTCCCCGGGCTGCGGTGCCTCGTAGACGGCGGCCCGGCGGGCGGTGATGCCGTCCGTCGTGGTGACGGTGCCGGTCGCGCTGACGGTGCTGACGGTCGCCATCCGCCAGTCGGCGCCGGCCACGGTCGGCTCGTCCCGGCCGGAGCGCACCGCGTGGCGGCGCAGACCCGCGGCCAGGTCCCGGAGTTCGGGGACGCTCACGTGGTGTCCTCCTTCGCGCTGATCGTGCTGATCGGGAAGTCCCCGCTGATGGTGAGGGGCACGGTGAAGGCGGCGGCCTGGTGGAGCTCGCGGCGTCCGTCCGGGTAGATGGCCCGCAGGACGTCGCCCTGCTCGAGCGCGGGGTTGGGCAGGGCGGTGAAGTTCCCTCGGGCGTTGGGCGCGCGGCCTGCGGCCAGCTGCAGTTCGGCGGCTGCCTGGCATGCGGACACCGTGGTCAGGGTGCTGCTGGTGTAGAACTTCGGCCGCCGCCCGTAGGGGCCGTTCCAGTACGTCGGCGAGGCGGGGTCGTTGTCCGTGGCCAGGTAGAACACGGGGGCCGAGTTCGTCTCCGTGTTCTCGCCCGCGGCCCTGACTCCGTTGTGCACACCGGCGCTGGACATGCTGCGGTCACCGGTGATGTAGACACCGCCTTCGCCGGCGGCGACCTCCCACACGGGTGGGGTGGTCAGCAGGTCCGGCAGCCGGGCGATGACGAACACGCCGTCGGCGTCGGTGTAGCAACGGGCGCCGGCGGTGGCGGCGATCTCCTGCACTGCGGCCCACGGGTCGGCGGCCACGTCCCACGTACGGGGGCCGATTGCCACGTCCGTGATGCGGGACGAGATCGCAGCGCCGGGCAGGGAGCGGTGCACCAGGGCGGTGACCGCGGTGACGACCGTCCCCGATGCCCGGTAGGGCGCGGTGAACGCGTCGTCCTGAACGATGACTTCGAGGGACTTCCCGGTCAGGGTGACCGGGCCCATGAGCGGATCTCCGCCTGCCGTGTCGAGACGGAAAGTGCCCAGCGGGACGAGCTCCGTCGTGCCGTCGCTGTAAGCGATGCCACGCTCGATCCGCAGCCGGGCCCCGTACGTGGCCAGCTCGTCCGCCTCGCTCGACGGGATGAGACTGGTGTCCGCGCTGGTGACCGTGCACGTGCGGCTGATGGCCTGCGCCCAGTCCACGGCCACGCTGCCGCCGGTGTGCGTGAGCGGGGCGGATGACCCATCGGTGCGCAGCAGGGTCACCTTGAAGGCGGGGCGGTGGGACTGGGCGAGGGTGGCCAGGAAGCGGGCTGAAACCGGGTACACCGCCTCACCTCCGCCAGTCGAGCAGCAGGTCCTCGCACGTGGCGTAGGTGTCCATGACGTCGTTGCAGGTGGCGAACTCGGCGATCACGTCGGCCCAGGTGCGGTTGCCGGAGCCGTTGACACCGATGGTGGTCGGCATGTCCTGCTCGGTCAGGGGCAGCGTCCACGTGCGCCACGTGTCCCGGGCGTCAGGGGTGATGCGCGGTTCGGCGCTCGGCCCGACCGCTACGTACATGTCATCCACGCCCATGCCAGGAGCAGCCTGCCACAGCAGGACGTTGCCGGAATCCAGTAGCCGACCCAGCGCGTCACGTTCTGCATCGGTCCGTGTGAACGCGAGCAGATCGCCCTCGCGCCCTGCGCGGACGTCCCACAGGATCACCGCGTTGCGGCGCCCGGCTACCCGGTGCTTGGCCTGCTCGATCGGCCGCTGCCAGTCCGGGGGGCGTTGCACCATGATCTGCACGTTGCGCTGCGGGTTGGCCGGGTCCTTGAGCCATGCCATGTCGGGGTCGGTGTGGGGGACGGTGACAGCGTCGGTCCGATACGACTGAACGGTGCTGCCGGACGTCGCTTCGATGAGGTACGACACCTCCACCCCCAGCGGCGCCTCATAGTCCTCGATCACCATGAACGCCGACGTGATCGGGATAGCCCCATCCAGCAGCCCGGCCGGGCCGCGTACCGGAGTGCGGGCGCCGGTGGACACCAGCACCCGGCGTACCTGCAGGAGATAGCCCAGCGGCAGACCGTTCAGGGTGAGCGTCACCGACGCCGACGTCTCAACGGCTGCCGCTGTGGCTGTGATCGCCATTACTGGCCCCCTCCCGCATCGAGGATCTGCAGCAGCTCGCCGTTCGCCTGGTAGACCTCGGCGCGTGCGATGTGGCTGAGTTCCTCGGAGCCGACATAGACGTGCACCCTGATGCCCTCCAATTCGGACCGGCCGGCGGTGGATGCCTGCGACCGGGTAGCGGACACGAGCGCGTTAGCCGCGGTCGTCTGCGCGGCCACCGATTCCCACTGAGGGGCGGTAAGGACCGCCTCGGGGCGTCCGGTTTCGTTGAAGCTCATCGTGGCCCCGGGCTGCAGCCATCCCCCGGAGTCGTATTTGAATCCGTAACGATGAGTGAAGAGCGGATCCGCATACGACCGGGCACGCGAACCGATAACGACACCATCACCTCCGCGCGATTCGATGTTCACACCGTTGATCGTTCCGGCGGTGTGCCCGACACCGGAATTCGTGATGCCGATCTGATAGGGAGAACGGGCGCCGAGTACCCACCCGGCCGGGGCTGTCGCCCCGTTGAATGACCCAGTTGCCCACCTGCGGTGCGGCTTCTGACCCCTGATCACAGATTCGACAGCGGACACCAGCCCGCTGCAGTCCCACGAAGGGTTACCGTTTCCTCCCCATTGATATCTTTTACCCGCTTGCGTGCGAGCCCACGAAAGGCCTGCTGCGAAGTTTTTTCCGCCGATCCCGGCGGCCTCCATTTTGCTGTCGGCTTTCCCGGCGTACCCGACAATCGAGTCGATCATCCTGCGGGGGATTCGGGTGACCATGTCCCGATAGAGGGAGGCTGATCCGCTGATTTTATTGATCAACGGCTTCACGACGGAATTGAGTCCGGCGACCGCCGACGCTTTCATCCCATCCTTCAACCACGACACGCCCGCCTTCGCAAGGTCGATGCCCTTCGAGGCGGTCGAGCCGATCCAGTCGAAGAGCCCGCCACCTTTCGCGAACCCCGGCGCATTCTCCGATCCGCCGGCCGCTGCCCACTTGCGCAGGGACATCACTGCCCCGTGACCGCCCGCGCCGCGTACCTCGCGTGCCGTCCATACGTGCTCGTTCTTGGACAGCCACGCGGGTACATCGTCGGACGTCTCGGTACCCGCACCATGCACCGGTCCGCCAACCGCGAACCCCTTGACCTTGTCCAACGTCGGCGCACCGAATGCTTTCGCGACGAGGTTCCACGTAGGGACGATGCCACCGTTGTAGACGGTGTTCACAATGAAACTGATGGGCTTCTTCGCGAGCCCGGACAGCTTCCCGAACTCGTTGCCGATCGTGTCTTTCGCCGAGGTGAACGCGCTTCCGAGCGCCTTCGCCGCAGTCTTACCGAGTTCGATCGGCGGTTTTAGACCCTTTTCGTACAGCCATTTCGCCCCGGTGGCAATGGCAGAGAAAACAGGCTGCAGGGCGTTGCGCCACAACCACAGGCCAACTGCGCCGAGTGCTCGAACGCCCGCCATGAAATAGCCGAACTGAATTTCGACACCGGCCCACAGCAACCGTGCACCGCCGACAATCCAGCCGACGACAGGCGAGACCACGCTGCGCCACAACCACAGGCCGACTGCACCGAGCAGCCGCAACCCTGCCATGAACGCATCTACTTGAACTTTCACCCCGGCCCACAGCAGTCGAGCTCCGGCGGCAATCCACTCGAAAACGGGGCTGAGAACCGCCGACCACAGCCATGTAGAAATTGCTGCGATTGCCTTGAACCCCAAAATCCATGGGCCGATCAACAGCACGGCGTAGATCGTCGCAACGATTTTCATCGCCTGCCAGATGAAATTGAACACCGGTCCGAGGACGCCCCACAGCCACACGGCGGCAGCACCGATTGCCTGCATGCCCGTCATGAACCCCGCGAACGCAGGCTGCAAAAACTGCCAGAGAGCCGCGAACCCAGCCTGAATCCCTGCCCACGCACCCTGCACGACCGCACGGAATGTGTCGCTGCGGTTGTACGCAACGACGAGCAGCGTTACAAGCGCCGCGATGCCCGTGATGATCAGCCCGATGGGGTTCGCCGACATCACGGCGTTGAGCAGCCCCTGCACGATCGCGTACCCGCGGGTGACGGCAGCCGCCGCGAGGATCACCCCGCGGTACACGCTGAACACGGCCGTGACCGCCGCGGTGGCGATCGCCGACGCGTTCATGGTGATCGTCAGGCCGGCGACAGCCACACCGAGGGGCAGCAGCCACGCCCCGTACTCGCGGACCCACGCAATCCCGGCGGCGAACGCCCCGCCGACCGCAGCGAGGGCAGGCAGCAGCACCGCCTCGAACCCTGCGCCGACGGTCTGCAGGGCGGGCAGGATGTACGTGATCAGGAACATGCCGACCGCGACGACCGCCGGCAGCACGTTGCGGTTGATGAACCCGACGAGCCCTTGCATCACGGTGCGCTTGAACACCTCGAACGAGTTCGTCGCGTTGCCGTGCAAGGTCTTGCCCATGCTGTCGGCAGCGCCGCCGACCTTGCCCAGCGCCCCAACCGCCTTGGATGGGTCTAGAGAGAACAACGCGCCCTGGAGGTCTTCGGCCTGCGTCCCGAACAGGGCGACCGCGGCCTGCGACCGTGCGGCCGGGTCAGGCATGGCGCGCAGCTTGTCGAGGACGAGATCGAGCCCGGCGGCCGCACCGGGGCCGCCCTTCGCGAACGTGGCAGTCATCTGCGCGGCGTTGAGCCCGATCGCCTTGAACCCGGCGGCCGAGGTGTCGGATCCGTCCTTCGCGCGGATCGCGAACTCCTTCAGCGCGTCGGCGACGATGTCGCCGTCACGGGCGCCTGCCTTGAGTCCCTGCGTCAGCAGCCCGACTGCCTGCGCCCCGTTCAGCCCGAGGTCACGAAACTGGGTGCTGTATTCGTTCAAGGTGTCGAGGAAATCCTCGCTCTTGTCGGCACCCGACTGGAACCCGGCCGTGATCAGATCGAACGCGCCCTTCGCGTCCTTCACCATGCCGGTTTTGATCAACTGCCCGGCCGCCCTCGCAGCTGAACCAACATCGGTGCCGAACGCCTCGGCGAGGCTGAGCGCCGATTTTGTGAGCCTCTCAACGTCCCGGCGCGGGGCATTGACCGCGACGACCCCGTTCTGCGCGAGCGTCCGCAGCGACTCGTTGACCTGATCGATCGACTCGCCGTACCCCTTGGAGAACACGGAACCCGCGATCTTGCCGAGCCGCTGCGACTCCTTCGGGTCGAGCCCGAGCTGCGCCGCCAACCGCGCGTTGCTCTTGTTCTGCTCCAGCGCCTGACCGAACGCAGCACCGAACACCGCAGCGCCACCGACGGCGATCGCGGCGAGCCCGCCCTTCACGATCCCGCCGAAGCTGCTGAGCATGCCCCGGCCGGCAGCGGCGCCGCTCTGCTCGCCGAGCTGCGCACCGACCTGCACTGTCGGCCGGCCGATCTGCCGCTGCAGGTCGGCCGCGAACCCCCGTGCCGACGGCACGACAGACACGTACCCGACACCGACCTCGACCGCAGTCGTCATGAGCGACACCGCCCTTTCCGTGATGGGTTGGGCGGCATCGCACGTCAGGCTGCGGCCGCGGGTGGTGCGTGTGATCGGGTGCGTTCCCTGTGAGCGAGCAGCTCGGCAGCGGTGATGCGCCGCTTGCCCTGTACGCCCGGTCGCTCAAGTGGCTCGGGCCGCGGCGACTGCTCGTGCTCCTTCTTTCCGGCGTTCGCACGCTGCCAATTTGCGATGCGCAGCGTGTCGATCTCTGCGGCCTGCAGCTGCTCGGTGAGGCCCCACAGGCCGTCACGGTCGCCGAGGGCAAGCCGTGTGCGCGCCTTGCCCGGTAGCTGCCGCAGCAGCACCCCGAGCTCTCTCCAAGTCAGCAGCGACACCCCTGTGCTGTCCCGCCGGAACAGGTCCGAGAGGCGGGCGCCGTAGTGCTCGCGCAGGTCCGCCTCGACAGCCTCGCCGTGCTCCGTCAGGAGGCGGGCGAGGCCTGCGATTCCCCCGGCTCCATACCGCAGTGCTTCTGGTAGGCGTCGAACAGCTTCTGCGCCTTCCACTGCGGCAGGCCGGCCTTCTGGAAGGCTGGCCACTGCTTACCGAGCGCCTCGCGGAACGTGCCGATCACGGCGGATGCGTCGCCGTGTTGTGCCGACTCGATCAGAGGCATGATGTCGAGCGCCTGCATGTGCTCGAACGTCCACCGCCGGTCCTTGTACTGGAAGACGAACGGGGTCAGGTTGACTTCGGCCGCGACGGCGTCGAGGTTGAAGTCGAACGGCTTGTCGTCCGGCCGCTTCGCTGCGGTGTTCTTCGGCTGGGTCATGTGCGCGGGTCTCCTTCGTGCGCGCGGGTCATGGGAACAGGAGAGAGGCGAGCGGCCCGGACCCGCGCAGATCGGGCCGCTCGCCGGAATGTGGCGGCGCCCGCGGGCACCGTCAGGGGGCGACCGGTACCACTGCCTGCGGGTCGTCCGTGATGTCGATGTACAGGGTGTCGTCGGCCGCCGGGTAGATCGTGATCGTGAGCTCATACGCGGTCAGCGCCGAATCGGACATCGGAATCTCGCCGACCTCGGACACCTCGCCCTTCGGCAGGATGCGCCGCTTCGTGATCTCGCCATCGCGCAGTTCCAGCAGGAACGCCCGCGGGTCCGTCTTCGGGACCTTGACGATTCGAGTCGTCATGCTGTCCGTAGTCGTCGCCGTGCTGCCCGGGTTCACGAGCCCGAACACGACCAAGTTGTCTTCGAGGCAGGTGACCTTGATGGTCCTCTTGTGCTTGCTCTTCGTGGTACGGACCAGCTTGCCGCCCCACGCGTAGTGGTCCGTCGAGTCCTGGTCGCGAGACTCGCTCGCCCCGTCCTCGGACAGGAGACCGACCGCGAGCCAGTCCTCATCGAGTGCCGCCACGACATCCGTCGGAGCAGTCGTACCGACGGGAGCGGCGTAGAAGTCGGCGCCTTCCCAGAGCCTCGGGTTATCGGTGTCGCCGGCCATTACTTCTCGCTTCCCTTGGGTTCGACCCGGCCGGTGGCGGCGGGCTTGGGCTGCGCGCGGGTCGACTTGTCGGTGGGGCGGGCGAAACCGTCCCGGATGAGTTCCTTCGCCTCGGCGTCGTCGAGGTCGGCGGTCGAGTCGGGCTTGTGCTCGGCTCCGTCCGCGGTCACCCGCGGATAGGCGAACGTCACCTTCATGTCTTCTCCTGGTCGTCGGGTTCCGGGGTGAAGTCGTTGATCACGTTGATGCGTTCGGCGAACACGGTGAACCGAACCGTTGGCATGTCGTCGCCTGAGATCGGCCCGACGACGATCGGGTCGTCGGCCGCGATGTGAAACGGGAACTCGACGCCCTCGATGAACAGTCGGGCGATCCGTCCGTGCCGCTCGACTCGAATCTCGCGGGCGATCCGTAGCCTGTCGCTCACAGCGCCTCACCTCGCAGCGTCACGTCGTACGTGAACGCGTATCGGGCCTGCCCCGAGACTTTGTCGGGCAGCCACTGCGGGCCGCTCGTCGCAGGGCGGGCGAATGTCGTACCGGCAAACGGCCCGCGGGCTGCGCCGAGCTCGGCCCGGCACACCTGCATCAGGTCGTGCGCGTCGGCTTCGTCGGCGCCCCAGCAATGCACGTCGAGGCGCGGCCGGTCGGTGACGATCGAGTGCGTGCTGCCGCCGATCCTCTCCAGCCGAACGAACCGGGCCGGGCGCGGCGAGGGAACCATCGAGCCGACCGGTGCCGCGATACCACGGGCGGTCAGTTGTGCCCGCAGCCGTGCACCGACGACAGCGACCGCATCGGGCATGGCGACGGGCGGTGCGCTCATGTCCGGCCGCCCTCCAGCCCGCGCAGCAGCGCCCGCCGCGACTCGGCCGGGTCCGACGTTGCGTAGTCACCGATCACGGCGCCACGTACACGCGACGGTTCCTCGGTGACGTCCGTACGGAACTGCCCGGCATCCGGCTCGGCCGCCCGGATTGCCGCGGTCTCGACCTCCCGGGTCTTGTCCTCAATCACCCGTCGGGTGCCCGGTGCCGTCAGCAGCCGGGCGACCGCCCGCCGGTTGGGGACGATCCGAAAGCCGTCATTCGCCATGTTCACCCCTCCACTGTCTTGAGCCTGATCTCGTAGTGGTGCAGTGCGGCCGGCTCGTATGCCGGTCCGGGCGGGCCGATCACCTCGAACCGGGCCCCGTTCCAGTGCACTCGGTCCGCCCCGTGGACAGTCAGGGGTTGCCCGCCGGTCGTCCACGGGTTGCAGAGCAGCAGCCACTCGCCGATTTGCGCGTTGCGCTGCTCGGTGTCCTCGGCGCCAGTGTTCTGCTGCAGCCACCCGGCGACCTCGACCCGTGTCGACGCCGACCAGTCGTCGACCGTGTTGTCGTACCGGTCCGTCGTGCTGCCCGGCGTCTCGACCTCGACCAGGTGCGGCAGCAGATCGTCGGGGATCACAGCAGCCGCCGGCAGTAGTCCGCCGGATCGTCCCGCCACCCGGCGCTGTCGACGAGCTCGACCGTGTACGCGGCATCGGCGTCCGGGTCGGTGGCGTCCTCGGGCTGCAGCTGGTCGATCTCGTCGGCGGTGAGGTAAAGCCCGCCGTTCTCGCCGAGCGTCTCGGAGTACTGCCCGATCGTCCTCTGCCGGTACCCGCCGCCGTTCGCGATGACCCGGCGGGTTACTGCGATGGCGATCGCCCTGGTTGTCGCCGGGTCCGGGGTATGCCCGGCCGGAATCTTCCCGCGCATGAGCGCCGACGCGTCTTCGAGGTACACCTCGACCTGATCGCGCCGGGCCCCGGCGAGGGTGACGGCGGCGCGCTTCTCGTAGTCCTCGACCGTCGCGAACGCCACCGCCATCGCCTACTCCTCCCGCTCGACGATGCCGGCCGCCTCGCACGCCGCGATGATCTCGTCGCGGCTCGCGTCGGTGTCGTACTCGACGCCGTTCTGCTCGGCGAACTTGCGCCATGCGTCGATGCCGGACCCGCGGCCGGAACGGGCCGGCGGCTCGTCGCCCGGCGACTGCGTCGTCGTCGGGTCTTCGACCCCGATCTGCGCTCCCTCGCCCTCGCCCTGGTCGTCTTCGTCCGGCTCCCAGGCGTGTGCGCCGATCTTCTCGGCGACCTCGGGCGGCACGTCGGTGCCAGGCCCGTACGCCACACCACCGACGTGAACGAACGTGTTCAGCCTGCGGCCGCTCATCAGCGCACCACCGCTTTGAACGTCAGGTTCGGCGTACGCAACACCGGCATTCCGACCGCCGCCGCGTGCGTCCACAGCCGGATCGGCTCCCTCGTCTTGTACGTCGCCGCGACGACGCCGGCGCGCCCGTCGACCGACTCGTACTCGGGCTCCAGCGACTCGGCGGTCGTCCCCAGCAGGAACCCGCCGAGGTCGGTCGGCTGTGCTGCGTCCGTCGCACCCGGGGCGGGAACGAACACGATCGCGTCCGCCGGCATGATGCGCGTTGCGACGCCGTCGACAGACACCCGCGCGTCGTTGATCTCGATCGGCGGCAGGTCCATGCCCTCCAGCACGGTGTTGAGCTGCTCGACAGACACCATCGGCGCCGAGCCGGCCGGGGCGAGCGGGAACACCTGACGCACGACCTGGTCGCACTGCCGCATGTCGCTGAGCACCGTGCGGGGCATGAGCATGCGGTTGGGCGGACCACCGTTGGTGTCGATGTACGTCTGCACCCACGATTCGAGATCGGTGATCGGCGTCGCGTTCGCGTGGTCGGTCCACAGTGTGGCGGCCGTCACCGAGTGCTCGGGCTTCCGGCCGAAGACGACCGGCGGCAGGTCGACGCCGTTCTCGTTGATCGTGAACTGTGCGTCGGCGAGCGCCTGCCCCTTGCCGACCTCGAACCGGGCGGCGATCTTCGACGCGATGCGGTTCGCGTCGCGTGCGATGAGCCGCCGCATGGGGTCGTTGTCGTCCATGTTGCGGACGCGCAACCGGTCGTACTCGTTCAGTGGGATCTTCTCGGAGATCGGGGGCAGTTCGCCCATGACGTCCGAGACTCCCTCACGCCGTCCGATCCGCGACTCGGTGTCCCACGACCGGTAGACAGCGGTCTCGGTGAGACCGCCCTCCCCGCCCTTCTGGTACGAGTACACGATGTCGTCGAGCACGACGTTCGGCAGCCACCGGGCAAGGGTGAACGCGTTCACCTGCTGCTCGGCGAGGGCGACTCGCGTCAGCGGCGTGAGCTCTTCCGGAGTGATGTACTGCGTGTCGAGAACCCAGCTCATGTCAGGTCACCCCCCTTTCAGTTGTCGAGGTAGCGGATGGAACCGGCGACGTCGGCGCGGCCGGCGGCGTCGACCGCCGCAGGCACCGGCAGGCGCGAAACGCGAACCTTGCCGTGCGTGAGGATCGCGGCGGCGACGTCGATCGTGTTGTCGGTCGGCGCACCGACTGCGGCGTACAGGTGCCCGACGAGCGTCTCGCGACCATCGGTCGCGGTGCCGTCGTAGGGCCCGTACTTCTTCGTTGCGGTGATCAGCCCGAGGGGCACACCGCTCTTGAAGAATCCGGCCGGGTAGTGGGTTGCCGGGGTGAACGTCGAGACATCGAGCGTGCACGACTCGGTCGCCCGAGTACCGTGCTCGCTGCCGAGCCACGACTGATCGTCCATCCCGAACGTGCGAACCGTCTGCTGCAGGTTCATGCGTCGGTCTCCTTGTGTCAGCTCTTCGAGGCGCGTGGACCGATGAGTTCCTCGTACAGAGAGACCCCGTCCGCTGCGCCTGCCTTGGTCTTGCTGCGGCCGCTGCCGTTACGCGCGCCCTGATAGCTGCTCCCCGACCGGCGGCGGCGGCGCGTGTCGCGCTCGGCGTCTTCCTGGTCGTCGTCCTTGCCGGACTTCTTGGGGGCGAGCTTGTCGATCAGCTCGGCGATCGCGTCGTCGTCGACATCACCGTCGTCGTCGACATAGCGGCGCAGGTTGATGTCGTCGAGAACGTCCTTGGCATTGTCGAGCCGCCCCTTGGCCGCAGCGAGGAAAGCACTGCGGGCCACACGCTCGCCCGCCTTGGTGCGCTCCTCGGCCCGGGCCGCGGCGACAGCTTCCTCGACACGCTTGTCGTCCGCAGACATGCCCTCCCGCTTCAGCTTCGCGAGCTCCTTAGCGGCGGCCGCGTTCGTCTTCGCCCGCGCCTCCTGCTTACGCATGAGCGCCTTGTACTTCTCGGCCTCGGCCTTGTGGTCGACCTTGTCGTCGGCGTCGTCCTTATCGGACTTGTCGTCGTCCTGGTCGTCATCGTCCGAGTCGTCGTCGTCCTGGTCGTCGTCCTCGGCGCCGCCAAGGATCGGCCACACCGGGTACTGCTCGGTCGGGTCCTCACTGGGCCGCGGCTTACGCCATCCGATGGCGGTCTGCCCGGTCCGGGCATGACGGGGCAGGGTGCGCATGCGCATGGTGATGTCTCCCGTGTCGGGGTGGGTGAGCAAGAGGTGCGCCGTGTCGGCGCCGGTCATCACGCGGCCGGGATGTCGTCCGGTCCGGTGAAGTTCTGGCGGCGAACGGCCAGCAGGGGCCCGTACTCGCCGTGCTCGCGCGTGATGATCACGTCGCGGTAGTCAGGGGCGCGGCCGCCCCGGTCGGACTCGCCGAGGTCCCGGGCGATCGCGTCGTGCGCCTCTTTCAGCAGTCCCTCATCGATGACGTGCCCCGGGTCCCGATTGCCGGGCAGCGGCTCCGGCTTGCAGTGGCAGCCCGGATGAATCGGCATGAGGCTCTCGACCCGGTACCGCTGCGTCGAGGCGATCGTGCACAGCGCGCAGTTCTTCCCGGACGACAGCCGCCGGCGGAAGTACCGGGCGCCGCCTCGCTGCATTGACTGCTGTGCCGAGTGCGTCCGGGCGAGCTGCAGGTCGGTCTCGGTGATGCTGAGCAGCCGCGTACGACCCTGCCCGAGCGCGTCGACATAGTCGTGCCCGCGAGAAAGCGCCGTCCACATCTGCACGAACGGCCGCCGGTACACCTCGCTCGGCGGCACCCCCCGCAGCTCGTCGGACAGCGCCACCCCGGCCGGTGCCGCAGCGCCGCCCATCATGTCCGCGATCATCGTCGACAGGTACGCGTCGGTGATCTGCCCCATCTGCTGCTGCACACCGAGTACGACCGGCAGCACCCGCTCGATGAACAGCGTCGCGTCGGCATCACGGTACTCGCCGAGGCTGTCGAACGCCGACAGAACGAAGCTGATCAGTCGGTCGCGCAGCGAGCCCGACAGCGCGTCGTACCGCTCGGTGAGCGCCGCCTGCAGCGCCTCACCCACCGAGCACCCCGCCGTCGTCGTCCGGCACGTTGCCCGCCGACGGCGCGGAGGGCGGCGCCGGGAGCAGCGAGGCGGCGAGCAGCGCCTGCGACGCCGCGCCGGCGGTGATCCTGCGGACCGTGGCCGGTGTCTCGCCCATTTCCTCGGCGATGACGTCGAGCGGGTACCCGATCGACTTGAGCTTGGTCGCGGCGTCGGCCTTGACCGCGAGGGACGCGTGCGCCGGGTTCGCCCACCGCACCTCGGCCTCGGTGTAGTCCTCGGGCACACCGGCCTGCGCGGCACAGAGCGCCATGACCGATTCGAGCCCCTCGCCAAATGCGGCAATGTGCTCGCGCATCTTGGCCACGTGCAGGATGTCCAGCGCGCCGATGGTGTCCGAGCTGATGTTCACGAGGTCGCCTGCGTAGTAGTACGCGGGGGTGTGCGACAAGATCAGCATGTCGCGCACATCCGTCTCGTGTTCCTTCAGGAACCCGCTGATGTCGGCGGCGGGCAGCTGCCCGAACATCGCGTTCTCGCCCTCGCTCACCCAGATCGCCGACGGGCCGGGCACAAACGGCTGCTCGACCGTGATCAAGCCGGTTGTGGGGTCCACCTTCTTCGAGAACTTGTGACCCTTGATCCACTTCTGTGGGAAACCCGCGTTCCGGGACGTAGCCATGCGGTTCAGCACGCCTAGGTTCATCCGGTCCTGAATGTCCGTCACCCCGGCGAACTCCGGCTCAGGGTCCTCGCCAAGATCGGGCATGCGCGCGAACTCGACGAGCTGCAGCATGCCGAGGTCGTGCGGCTCACCCTCATCGCCACCGACCGGCACCCACGAATCCGGGCCCCACGGCAGCCGCTGCCCGCACCGCTCCTTGGTCCGGTACGGAAAGCGCACGTCGTCGAAGAACACGACCGCGCGCCCGTAGCCGTCGATGTCGGAGTGGTACGCCTTCAACCCGACGAGCGGCTCACCGGTCTCGGGGTCGCACTCGACGATGCACTCGCGCGGGTGCTCGGCCGTGATCAGCGGCGACGGCCGCCCGTTCTCCTCCGTCCGGGTCGGGTGCTCGCCGACGAGCATGTACCCGGTGGCCTGCGCCATCGCAGCCCGCCACACCAGCTTTTGCCGCGAGTCGAGTCGGTTCTGCTGCCACCACCGCGACGCCCGGTCGTCCGGCTCCCCATCCGGGCCGATCACACCGAGCGCGGTGAGCCGGTGCACGGAAGCGTTCGCGATGAGCTGGCACACGTTGGTGCGCGCCTTGCGCTGGAAATCGAGGAACGCCTGCTGCGCGTTCTTCGGCAGCTCTGGCAACGGCGGCCGCCCCCGGTAGTACCGCCACCACTCGTCGAGCATCCGCTCGCGCTTACGCATCCGTCGGCCGAGCCTGAGCAGCCAGAAGTCGGGGTTGTCGATCTCCGGTGTTTCGTCGAGCACGTCGCCCCCTCTCGGGCTGTCAGAACGTGTAGCCGCCCATTTCCTCGGCCTCGACAGCGAGGCCGGCGGCGATCGCGTCGAGGCGGCACTGCCAGGCGAGGACAGCGGCGACAGCGGCGTCGATCTTGTCCGGCGAGTCGGGGTTCGCCTTCATGATCTGCAGTCCCGACTTGCTCGTGCGGCGCCGGGAGTTGAGCAGATGCCGCACGAGCGCCGACGAGCCGTCGAGGGTGAGCTCGCGTTCGGTCAGCGCGGTGTGGAACTTCTCCAGCGCTCGCACGATCAGCGTCGACCGGCCGCCGGTCATCCACCATTCGATCGGATGGTTCCTGGTCGACTGCACCTTGAGTCGCGGCCCATAAGCCGCTTCCCAGTCCGCGACATGGCTCTCCCACTTCGCGGGGTCGGCGTACATGCCGACCACGTCGTATCGATCGAATGTCTGGTGCACTGTCGCGAGCACCTCGACGACCGGGACCTGCCACCCCTCGCCAGGCTCGCCGGGTGGGGGTTTCCATCCCTTCGGCTGCTCCCATACGCCGATCTCAAAAACGTGCCCGTCGGACAGCCGGCACCCGATCAGCGCCGTCGCGTCAGTCACGCCGCGCGACCGCTTCCGCGACCCGTCGAACCCGAGCACGATGCGCTCTCCGTGCTCGACGACACGGTCGAGGTCGGTCGCCGCGCGCACCTCGGGCTGCGACAGCCATGCGTCGCTCGCGTGGGTGATCTGGTTCAGCAGGTCGGCACGTAGGTCCTGCGGCTCGTTCGACGTGTCGTAGAACTCGGACGTGAGCCGTTCGATCGGCGACCACCCCGGTTCGCACGGCGGATCGTGCAGCACGCACCCGTCGGGGTGATCGCTGCTGTCCCCATACGCGTACCGCAGGCCGGCGACGAGCGACTGCTCGTCGGTCATGTCCGTCTCGGGCGGCGCCTCCCGGTGGTCGACCAGGATGCCGCGCGCCTTCGACCGGCCGTCGAGGATCGCCTGATAGTCGGCGGCCGAGTTCTCTGCGACGGATCCCTCGCCCGGGGTGAAAGCGTTCGGCGTCTCGATGATGCTGCCGCCCAACTTGGCTGCGTTGAATCGCATCACCTTCGCGAGCCGGACGCCGCCGTTCGACTCCTTCCACTCCTCGGTCTGGTCGAGCGACGCGAAACAGGCGGGGTCACCCTTCGCGCTCGTCGCCGAGGACGTGATCGGGGAGACCTGCCCGCGTGGCAGGTAGATCACGGTGTCGAGGACATCGAGCCCGTAGTCGGTCGACAGCGCCCGGCCTCGCGCCATCTCCAGCAGCGGCACCCACGTGTTGTCGGTCTGCTGCTCGGTCACCGCGGCGATACGAACGAGCGGCGTACGGATCGAGTGCCACGGCCGGCCGATCGGCTCGCCGTACGCATCGAAACCGTCTGGGACGACGTCGGCGCACGCCTCGGCGAGCGCAATCGCCCCGACGAACGGACTCTTTCCCCACCCGCGGGGGCGGGAGAGCAGAGCCCGGTGAACGATCCGCTTGCCGGTCACCGGGTGCAGCTCGTAGAAGTCGCACAGAAAATCGGCCTCTTCCTGCGTCGGGATGAACGGAGAACCGTCGTCCCGGCCAGGCTGTGCAAGGTTCTCGATCATCCAGTCGAGGACGTAGTACCCGAGCGTCGGGCGCTCGCCCTCGAACTCGGGGCCGCGCCACGGCATGACGCCCCCTACTCCTCGGCAGTCGCCGCTTTCCCACCAGGCAGTGACCGCAGCTTCGCCGACCCGTACCGCTCACGAGCCGACGGCCCACCGGATCGACCACTGCCACCGTCGGCGCCGTCCGCCTCGGCGAACACCATCCTCAACCTGGCCCGGTCCGCCGGTGTCGCGCCGAACGCCGCAACACGCAGCCGCAGTTCGCCAGCGGCTGACAAGTCGCCGCGCCACAGCCGCGCGTGAATCAGGGCGGTGTCAAGCAGGTACTGCCAATCCGACGTACCGAAGTGATCCGACTGCGGCGAGTCGATCCACATCTGCCACCACTCGCGCGTGCGCTCGGGCCAATGGAACTCGACGAGTTCCTCACCCTTCTCGATCCGGAAAACAGGCAGCTCGGGCGCCTCGGCGCGCTCCCACCTGAGCACGGTCTGCGGGATCGCGTCGGCGTTCCTGCGCGCCTTCCTGCCGTTCGGCTTCGGCGCAGGACCCATGCCTGCCATCACTCGCCCCCCTGCCGAACGACGTCACACTGCGGGGTGTCGCGGCGCACCGCCCACTCGATCCGGGGCACGCCGCACCGGAAACAGGCGAGCTCATCACGCGCGCCGATGGGTCGGAACTCGTGCCCTGACTCAGCGTCCGCTCGCACCGTGCTGCACGTACGCGTGTCTCGCTGCCTCATCCATGAGTCACGGCCCAGTCCGCACCGCGCGCACCGCTGCGGGTCCTGGTATCCGGGCTCGCCGAACACGTGCTCGCCGTCGGCCGCGACCTGTCGCTGCATTCTGATCGCCGACACGATCTCGCCCCAGTCGCGCAGTCGGTCGAGCCCGAGCGCTTCCGTGATCTCGTCCATGCGGTCGACGAGTTCACGCTGCTGCGCCTCGACGAGCGCCTGCATCTTGTCCTCGGCCTGCCTGACCCGAGTCAGCGTCTCGCGCGCCTTCACCACCGGATCCTGATGGGGACCGCCGAACACCTCGCACACCGCCCGCAGCACGTTGTCGGCGGCGACCCTTCCGGCCTCGGCCTGTTCGGCGCGAAGGTTGGCGCGGTCCCGCTGCACCTCCATCGCCCGCGAGCGCCCCTCGGCGTTCTCGGCGCGCTGCAGCAGCGTGTGCCCGAGCGTCTCCGACTCCGACAGAGACCGCCGAGCCGTCTCGTACATCTCGCCGAGCTGCTGCTGCACACCTTCGCGGAACTCGGCCGACACATCGTTCGCCGGGATCTCGACCGTTTCGGCGGTGACGATCGCGCCACGCGCGCCGATCCGATCGGCGGCGTCCTGCCAGTGGTCCCGCACCCGGCCGTGATCCATGCCGATGATGATGCGGTGCGGCGCGCTCTCGTCGACGACCAGGACGAACGGCGGCCGCGTGTCGTCGACACCTTCGGGCAGTTCGAGGATCTGCAGGCGTGCCATGGCTGTACCTCCCGTGTCGGAGTGCCGCAGCACTCCCGTGTCGGGGCGCTACAGCAGAGAGTCGATTACGTGCTGCAGGTCGCCGAGGCGGCAAGGCGTGTCGCCGAACGTCCGCCCCGTCACTGCGATGTACCGGCCGTCGGCGTACAGCTCGACCGACCCGCCGTGGAACGTGATGCGCCTGCCGAACTCCAGCGAGCCAAGCCCCCACACGTGCAGCCCGTCGCCGGAACGGGACACCTCGACCCATGTGTCGGCGGCGGCCGCAAGGATCGTCTGCGCCCATGGCAGCGGGGCGCCGTCCTGGTCGAGGCAGTGATCGAGGTCGAGGCACACCACGCCGTCACCGTCGAGAACGAACCCGAGCCCGGCGCCCGCGCTGCTCGCCGCGGCGTCACGGTGGCGCGACCAGGTCGCCGGGTCCGTGCTGCTCGCCACCAAACCGCCCACGGTGAGCGGGACCTTACGACCGCTGTGCCGGATCCAGCGCGGCCGGCGGGTGAGCTCGGTCGGGATCGTCCGCCGACGGCGAGCAGCGGCTGCTCGACACCGCGCCGCACAGAACCGCGCGTGCCGCCGAGCCGTGAGCGGCATCGGCCCCTCGCAGTGCTCGCAGCAGCGGCTCGTCGTCATGGGTCCAGTCTACAGCCGCGTACGCTTTTAGCGCTCTGACCTGCACGTATCGGTCTCGTACCGAGGCGGCGGCAGGCTGAGAGGCGATCTGCGGACTCTCATCCGCTCGCCATCGAATCAGCCCGCCGCACCTCCGTCCGCCCGCCAGCGGACCGCCCACGTGCCCCCACGTGGCCGTTTTCCCCAGACCCGTACAGAACC